AAGAGCCGTAACCATGGCCTCTCTCTCTAACTCTTGCCGCTTCTCAGCAAGCCCTGCAAGGGTTGTAAGCTCCTGCTCCTGTAGCCTCTTCTCAATAATGTCTCTTTGGACTACTTTCTGGCGAGCACCCTCCATCTCTCGGCGCTTCAGGGAGTCTTCCTCCTGCTGGGCTCTAAAGACTGCCCCTGCTCCAAGGTCTTGTGAGGCCATCAGCCCTGCTTGCTGGGCATTCTGGGCCTGCTGCTGTTGACTGATAGCGCCTTGTGCTTGGCCCATAGCCACCTGCATCTCTTGTTCTGTCAAGCCAAGAGTGCCGAGCTCCTGTCTGCGCATAAGTTCAGCCATGCGCTTCTCTTCAAGGAGTTGAGCCTCTGAAGGCCCCCCAGCAATGCCGCCAGCAATAGCGCCAATACCAGCACCAGCAAGGGTTCCATAGGGCCCAAGAGTGCTGCCAACAGTTGCGCCTGTTGATGCCCCCTGTGCTGCTGAAGTCAATCTACTCGCCATACTACCTACCTATAGAAAGCCTCAAGGCTTACTGACCACTTTGTTAGAAAACTATACCTCGCGCGAGTGAAGCCGCGTAGGGTAATTGAATGCTGTCCTGCTGGGACGTTCTTCTCAATGTAGAAACCAGACCAAGTGCTTTGATAATGAGAAATCCTGCGCAGATCCGCAGCGACACCGCTTGGGAATTGCGTTGTCCAACACCTTGTCCCCATCTGTTTGTTCTCATCTAAATGAATAAACAAGCGTGAAGCATAGTTGAAGTTCACTGTAGGCATTGAGGGCGTTGTTGGATAAGCAGAGAACTGAACCATCACATCAGCAGGGGCGGCAAGATAAAAGTCTACCGTTGTACCTGGATAGTTTGCAGCGTCAGGGTCCGTTGGCCCGCCGCGATCCGTGTACCCATTGCCAATGAATGAGTATTCATCGTTGGTGGCAAGCTTTCCTCCCACCAGGCCCGTAGCAAATGAATGCATATTCACTATTGGGTTGTAATGGCCGCGCATGATGTGTTCTGGCTTTACCCAACCATCTGTAGCGATATCACCAGCTACTATATTTCCATCAACATAATTACGCATGACATCTACGTTCTCTTGTAGGTCAGGAGCGCTAATAGCAGCAGTGGCAGCAAAGGTGTTTGGTGGAATGTACGCCATTATGAATCCCCCCTCAGAACCATGAACCCAACCTGACCATTAGATAAGGTCACATCGAAGTTGGCACCAGCAGCGGGGATGTCGAGAAAGTTCGCAGCATACCTTCCTGCTCCCCAGACAGGCGCATGAAACTCACGAGACACGCCGTCATACTGATAGACCATAGGCCCGCGACCGTGTAGTTGAATCTCTTCTACAGTAACGTCAGCGCCAGTGTGGATATAATTCCAAGACCCGTGGATATTCCTGGCAGCAACACAGTTACCAGAAGAGACGTAGCCCTCCATTGAAACAAAGGCCACAGAGTCACTTTTGTCTGTGGTGTTGTTTATTCTAATCCCAGCAGGGGCAACAAGCACAGAGTTGAGTGGCGCCTCGTTTGGCAGAACAGTAAAGGCCCCACCACCGTTTATCTTCCACATTGGAAAGAACAACATGCCAATAGCGTCTGCTGGGTTCTGTCTCCGCGCGACAGAGTTTGGGCCTGCTGGCCCATACGTTCCATACTGAGCATCGTCAATGCTGTCCAAGAATATGTTGAAGTGAATACGAACAAGGTCGCCAGCCTTGATGGTTACAGGGGCGGCATTCATATCAACAAGAAGGCCATCACCATGAGTAATAGAGAAGAAGTTTATCCCCGCCTGGGCAGCGTAAACACCTGTAGGTAAAGAAGAAATACTGTTTGTTGTGTACTCTACAGCGGCAAGTGGGACATCGGAAGACCCCGCAAGATTGCGCCTATCGACACCCTCTGACCGAACATTCTCCTCATTGATAGCCCCTGAAGCGGTGGCTACATTGGTAAACTTGGTGTTCACGGAGACGGCGTTTGTGACAGCGCCAGGCACTTCGTTTGTGGAGTTTACAATAGACATTAGCGATACCTGTTGAGGGCTAAGAGTTGGCCACCGTCGTAGTAGAAAACAGGATCACCAATAACCACCGGGTTCGCAGAGCCCACAGATACCTCATGGAAAGCACTGGTTCTCCACTGGAGCTCAATCTTATGGCTTCCTTTTGATATTGGAATGTCTGCAACAAGGTGGGCTTGGCCAACATTTTGAAGCAAAGCACCGCTTCTAACGACCGATGACCCATCAAGAAGAAGTTGGAACTGCGCCGTCTTCAAGAAGTTCCCGTCCGCTGTAGAGTTATAGACCCAATACCAGCAGTTGAACTCAAGGTGAAGCATTCCCTCTTCAAACTGTGTCTCTATAAAATGGGCACCGTTTGTTCTCCACCCACCGCTGTAGGTGTTGTGAGAAATCGCCCGAATAGCCTGTGTCTCGTTAGGGCTTACTGGCTCAGACTCCCAATGTGCTGTTAGAATCTGGGAGTTTTGAAGCCTTACGTTTGGAACAAGGGCGTACTTCTGAAAAGCTTTCTGGTGAAAAGACGCGCTTGTAAACGCCCCATTAGGCAGGTTCTCCCTATCTAATCCACCGTTCAACTCTCCCTTCAGGTTGTTGAAGGAGGCGTTCTGCTCAGTAGCATCAACGATGTTGCTGGTAACGTGATCGCCTTCTGTCCACTTGAAAGCCATTAGCGTTTACCCTTGATTGTCTGGGTTTTGTTAGCGCCAAACTCTAAGGAGTATCCCACAAGGACAATATCATTCTGAGTTTCAAACTCAAAGGCAAAGAAGGAAGCCGCGCCCTGGGCTATTGGATAGCGAATAGTGGTGAACATGGGCTCCTCCCATACAGCAGTATCCCATACAGCAGTACCGAACACCTGTTGGTCTACATGGTCAGCACGCTGCATCTTCTCACCAGTAGAAGCAATGCCCGTGTAGTCAAAGTCCTTGTAGTAGTTCAAGGGAATCGTGTTGTCTCCCTTGGTCATCACATGGAGGTAGACGTACTTCACAAACTTCTTGGTCGCAGCCTTGCCCATGTCATGCCACTTAGAGCGATACTTGGCGGTGGGAGGTGGCTTATCCTGTGTGCTGGGGTCAACACCACCCGGGAGGGTGTAACCAGCGGCACGCTTGCGGGAGATGACAAACAGCCCCGTCTCATAGTCAGTGACAATACCAGAAGGCCTGCCTGTATTGTGACCAAAGATAAGCTCACCGCCAGCATCGGTGGCAATCACACCAACCGGAAAACCAACACGAGTAGACCAGGCGTTCTTGTCTACATGGTAGACCAGGCCGAAAGAGGGTTTGCTCTCTCCGTCTACAGGCACATAGCAATGCCACTCACGCCACTTGGGAGAATAGGTGGCAGAAGCGCGGGCCATCACAGACTTGTTGATCCTCTTCTCAGTCTTCACCAAGTTGGGTGTCATCTTCTCAATCTGTACTTGAGAGCCACCGTCAAGACCACCGTAGAGCCTGTAGACCCCGTCGTTGCCCAAGAACATAATGCCCACGCCTGGAACAGCGGTAACAGAGTGGATAGCGCTACAGCCAATGCCTTGAATGAACGGCACAACATTGAACCCGTTGACATTATCGCCACGCACAAGCTCAATAGAGGACTCGCGAAAGACAATCAGGCTGTTGTAGTAGGAGAACATTCCTGTAATGTCGCCACCATCCCGCACACCCACATCAAAATAGTCTGAGGCAGAAAATGAATCGGGGTTCAGTGGATTCGAGAAGAAGATTCTGGTGGGGTTTGTTTGGCCACCATCTAAGAACAATGATCCTTTGAATGTTGCTGAGAATCGAGCCCCGGACGCCGGGAATGTGACACTGTCTACAGTGTTTGGGGCCAACGTGGAAAGAAACTGGTCTGGCGTATAGTCAACATAGGACACCTCTGTATTGTTCTTTATCTCGTCAATAAAGTAGTACGCAGCGGTGGCGTCAGAAGACGATCCCTTGCCAAGGTTCTTAGTTCTATAGATTCTGCGGGCAACCGTTCCAGCGGGACCAACGGGAAGGTCGCCAAGATAAACAGCCTGGCGTTTGTTGTCGTATTCAGTGGTGGCGCCACCTGTCATAGTGTCCCAGTTTATAGTCCCACTTGGGGCTGACATGGGGCTTTCGCTTCCTGACTCAGAAATCCAAGACACCCTCCACCGATAAGCGTTCTTCTGATTGTCTTCAATATAGCCAAGGCCAATCGTTTGCTGGAACGATCCGGGGCCCTGCGATTTGCCAGGAATCGCTTGAATGATAAAGTTCTGAACAGAACCAGCGCCAACAAGATCGCCTGCATCTGTTCCCCATGGAGTCACAGGAGAAGGAACAGTCTCCCAACCAAGAGGTATGGCCCTATCCCCATCGAACTTCATTGGCTTATCGTGGCCATTCACAATGATGAGGTAGCGGCCAAAGGGCTCGTAGTCTGTGACGGGCTCGTTGAGCGTGGGGATCTTTCTGAATGCGTCAACAGTTACAAGCCCACCGCCGGCACCCGTATTCCCCACTGTGAACTTGAGGTTTACCCGCTGTGAGGCAACGTTCTCAGACTCAAACAAAGTGTAGGTTCGAGCACCATTATGGGTACTCCACACATAGAGGCTATGAATCCGCTTCTCAAGGATAAACGGCTGGTAAGCCAAGGCCCCAGGAAAGAACTTCTCATAACCAATTCGGTTATCCCACCCGCCAGTAGCAGGGTCTACGGTGAAGTTCTCCAATATGGTGGCGGTGCCATCCGGTTGAGGTAGAAGCTCGTTGATTCCACCGAGGAGAACTTGCCCCTTCTTTCCGATAGAGTGAGGAATCTCAAGCTTTAGCCTTGCGTCCATGACTACCCGCTCGTCGTGAGGCTTGTAGCGGTGCGATAGCTAATCTGGCTCTCTCGATACCCTTGCTTGATCCAGTATCCTGCGCCCTCGGAGAGGTAGGTGTTCTCCATTCGGAGCAGTTCTACATCTGCCTTTCGGCGGTAGACCTCGGAGTGGGTGATGTTGTCATGCTTGACGAACAGTTCCTGGCAGGCCCGATAAACCAAGTAGCGGTGGTGGTCAGGTGGAAACTCAGGGACATCTGTCTCTTCAATCAGCCGGTCAGGCCGGAAGACAAAGCGAACCTCTACAAGGTAGTCCGTGTCCTGGCGAGGGTAGAGGCGAACCCGCTTATAGTGGCCGTCGTTCTCAGGGAGTCGCTTAGCTGCTACAAGATACGAGGTGGCAAGAGTTGCTGCGCCTATTGTTGGAACCGTCTCAGCAGCGGTGGCTGCACTTGAGTCGTAGTAAGCTTTGGAATCAGGGGTGCGGATATAGGCTTTCTTTAGGATTCCTGAGTTAGCGCCTGTGTCTTGAAGCCCAGAAATATCAATAGAATCAGCAGCGCCAAGAGTCACCGTCGATGCGGGAGATGGGGCGCTCTCTTTGTTCTTGTGAATAAAGGTGTACTTCACATAATGAAGACCAGCACCAAGGGTTCCTGCTGCGTTGATTGCAAGAGCAGAAGCCAGGACAGGCTGGGTCATTGTGATGTCATCGTGGATAAGCCAATCAGTGGGCAGCCCCGTGCTGCTTAGAAGAAGGCTAAGCTCCTCATCCCGGTTGCGGGAGAGGTAATCAAAGTGTGCCTGGGTTCCTGACGTAGGGCTTCTAATGCCAATGGACATGACCTCAGAACAGTCAGCGGGCATATCAACAAAGCGCTGCTTCACCGTAGCGGTAACGCCATCATTAGCGGAAGCAATAAAACCCTCAAGAGTAATGCCGCCAGCGGTGGACTTGGCAATAATATATTCGCCGTTGTCTGCTGTGGTTATATTCCCCACAAGCTCGACAATCGCCCCTTCCATCCAGGGTAGAAACGGTGCGGAAATATCAACAACACTGGACGAGCCAATACCAATTGTCGCATTCGTTGTAATAACGTCTTGATAGACCTGAATCTCTTCAGTCTCCTGGGCGAACTTCCAGGGTCGGTCGGTAAAGAAGTCGAGGTAAATCTCGTTTACCACCCGGTTGACCTCATCAATGTAGGTCTGAACATTGGGGTCATAGTCTACGATAGACCCAACCATGTTTCTAATCTCTGAGAGGTTCACTTCTACTCCTAAGAAAAAAGGGCGGACACCCGATAAAGGTGCCCGCCCAAAGGTTCAGCGGGTTGTTTTTACAACTTGCGGAAGATCCAAACAGGGGCCACTTCGGCACCTGCTCCACCAGCGTCAACATCAAGAGCAACACCAACGGCAGTAAGCACATCGGTTGCAGCACCCTTGGTCACTTCTCCGGCACCAGCGGGGATAAGAGTGTCCCCAGTAGCGGCAACAGCACCGTTTGTACGAGCAGCGGCAACATACCCTGCAACACACACACGAACAGTAGCACCACCAGCGGTAACCTCTGCTGCTGTGACAGTTTCAAGAGCAACACCAACGCAAAGACCAGAGACATTGCTCTGAACCACCGTTGTTACGCGACCCTCACCGGCTTGGGTGGAGTCTAAATCGACCCACTCACCAGCGGTTACGGCTTCTGCACAAGCAAAGGAAACAATATCCGAATGCTGTCCAGTTACTTCGGTCACCTCAAGGGGTGATTTTCCATGATTTAAGTGTCCAAACATGATTACGCCTCCGCGTCTACGAGCAAACCAAGGCTTGCAAGGTGATCAGCAACAATCTGGGTGCGAACGAACATGTGTGCTTCACGAGCAGCGTAGCCGCTCTTGTTCTCGAAATCAGTCATCGAGAAGTTAGCATCACTGTCGAACACAACTTTCATGCTCTTGCTGTTAAGGAACATCATGGAAGGAGTGTTAGCTCCAACCGCGTTTCCGAGGTTGTTTTCAACATACATCAAAGCGCCGTTGTAGGCCAAAGCCAAACGACCAGCATCAAGAACAGTCTCTTTAGGGAGATAGCGCTCTTGAGCTTGCAGGGTGTTCTTGTACAAACGGTACGAGGTGGGGCTTGCAAGAATCAAGTCCACAGACCCTTCGGGTGCGTAGATTTGAGTTTGAAGCATCAACTCGGCCATTCCGTTCAAGCCCTGGGTGGCGAATGTTCCACCACCACCAGATACGTCAAACGTCTGATTCTGCCAGTTGCTTGTCGCATACGTTGCTTTAGACAGACCACCAACGGTGTTGCCTTGAAGGCCGAAAGCAAGTTCTTCCAACCAACCCGTTGCGGTATTCACGCCGTTCAAAGAGCCAAGCTCAGTCAGAACAGTGGAGGTTCCACGGATGGTTTGAAGTTCCCACTCACGCTTCAGCATGCCAATGACAGACTTCATACGAGAATCAGCAATCGAGATGACAGCGTTTTCGCCACGGTTGGAAAGCTCTTCTTTCTTCGTGATTACGATGGGAGCAACAAAGTCACACCATTCGTACTCGGGGCTACGCAGAACGTCAGCCACAGAAGAAGAAACAGCCTCATAACCAGAGGAGAGTTGGGTAATATTAGAGTGCTCTGCAAGAATTGCAGCGCGAGTAATGCGTTGACCACCGTTGATCACTTCGACACCACCTGCTTTCTTGATGTGATCAAGAAGAGGTACAGTCTGGAACAGGTTGTCCAACGCTTTCTTAGACCGCGCACGCGCAGTTGAACTAAGAATATCGTTTTGAATAGCCATGATAGACGAATCCTATGGATAGGTAAGTAAATAATAAAGAAGTTTAGCGGTTATCCCTAAAGCGGGGCCGGATGACTTCTGCTTATCCACAAGGGGGCTTCGTCTTCAAGAGGAGAATAGCAAAGGAGAACCTCCATTGCAACTATCAGATTTTCACTTTGCTCTTATTGTCGCGAATCCAGTTGTAAATAGCCACCGGGTCATCGCGTTCAATGATGTGGTTTGGAACACCACCAACAGAACCACGAGAAGCACCGCCAACCTTTAGTCCAGCCTCACGGGCAAGCTTCTTATAGGCTGCTGCCTCTACATCCTGGGTCTTCATGTCCTCGGCAAGCTTCCGTCCCTTGACCTGCCAATAGGCTTGCTCCAGGTTCATGTGCTTGTGCTCTTTGAGGACAGTGACAATATCTCCTTTCATTTCAGACAAGTCGGGATGATCTGCTTTGAACACATCGAGTTTAGACTTCTGCTGCTGTAAGACATGCGCCTGGCGCATAGGCTCCATCATCTCAGTCATACGCTTGGCGACCTCCTGCTCAATGCGACCCTCAAAGGACTTCGCATCGTAGGGGTCAAAGTCTTTGGTTTCAACGACGGCCTTCTCAGACACGGTCTTATAGAAATCAGACTCGAACAGAGCCTTCTCTCGCGCATGGAGGGCAGACTTAGCGTTCTCCAGGGCTTTGCGTTGGTCTGATAGGTTCTGGGTCTTCTTGGTAAAAGAGGAGCGTAAGTTGTGGAATAGCTTCTTGGCTTCAGGGTCAAGGGCTGCCATCACTCCCTTGTAATCAACGCCCTTATAGTCAGTCTCAGACTGAAAAATCTCATCTTCCATCTTCTCTGAGGCAAACTCATCAATAGACGGCGTAGCTTCTTCTTGCTTTGCTTCCTCTTTAGGAGCTTCAGCCGTGGCTTCTGGTGCGGATGTCTCTACTGTTGGTGCTGTAGTCTCTGGTGCTGTAGTCTCTGGTGCTGGCGCTGTTGTTTGTGCTTGTGCTGCTTCTGACATTTACATTCTCTCCATGAGTAGTGATTCTTCATCGACCGCAACTGCGGGCACTGCTGCCTGGGCTGCTGCTACATCGAACGGTGGTGCGTCTTCGGGTACATCCGAGGGAACCTCTCCCTTGGCCTCTGATCGCAGGTAGGTTTTGAAGGACTGATTGCCCGCCAAAGTGTCGAGGCGAGCCTGAATCTCTTCAAGGCCCGCAATATCTGTAGCTGTTGCCACATCAAAAGACAGCCTCTCTAAACCAGCAGCCTCGGCGGCATCAGCCACCATTGACAACTGTTGGACAAACTCGGTGGGCAAGGAGCCATCTATGTCAGCCTGGAAAGGAGGATAGGCCGGAAGCTTGAACATAGGCAAAACTTGGTTCAAAGAGTCAACGAGTGCGTTTAGGTCACCCATTGGGTAGTCCCCCGTTGGGGCCATCTGCTCAAATGCCGTGTCTCGTGCGGACTCAGCCTCACGGGCCTTGGACATCAGTGCTTCTTCTTGTGGTAATAACTCGGCCATTATGCTTCCTTTGCGGCGTCTTGCGCCATTGTTCCGTTCTTCTTCATCTCAGCCACGGAGAAAGTCTCAGCGATAGCGCGGGCCTTGTCGCCTTCATGCTTCTTCATGTTGGCCTTATAACGTGCGATATCCTTGTCCTGGCTTTCCTGGTGTGATGCCTGCTTCTGTAACGTGTCCTCAACATGATGCTTTCCGAACGACGATTCAGGCACAAGCCCCTTGGCGTCCATGATTTTCTCTCTTTGCATACTCGTCTGATAACGAGCACCGAGCCCACGGTCATAAAAACCGTTGACCCCGTACTTCCCCGTCTGGTCCCCCCAACGACCGGGCGTAAAGGCAGGAGTCGCGATTTGCTTCTCCGCCCGCTGCCCACAGGTTGGACAATCAATCGTCGCTGGAACCTGATCGCCACGCATAAAGAGCTCTTGATAGACATGCTCACCACAGAAGTAATCGAACAGGGGCATTACTGGGTAAACCCGGCGCCGCCAGACAACATATCCGTGATGTTTCCTGGTGTTGGGTTGTTTACAAGGGTTTGGGCAGTGACCGGCTCTTCAGGATTGGCAACACCCGGAATACCCGGCCCGCCTTGGCCTGGTTGGCCCGGCTGCTGTTGAGGCATCACATCATCCAGCCAATCTTCAGGGAATCCCATGGCGCGAACGATCTCTTCGAGGATTTTATTGTTGGGAACACCAAGGGCCTGGAGAAGTTGCGCGTTCTGGAGCAACCTCTGCTGCCGAATGGCCTCAGATATGGGTGTTGAAGCCTGGTCGGCGGCGAATATCTGGAAATCTCCAGTCAAATCGTCAGACTTTACAGTCTCAGCCTTGCCATCTAAGAGCACGAGGGTAGGAACTTCGGCCTCTTCAATGAACAGCGCCACCATCAACAGGTAAACACGAGACATTATCTCTATCGCACCGTCCCGTTCACGAGCCATGCGGCCAATCTCACTCGTTGTGTACGCTGCCAGCGCCGCAATCTCCGTTGCAGTCGCCTTTGTAGCCTCTCCACGAGTAAACGCCGCAGTAACAGACCCGGCATCCTTGTCCCGAATGACATCTTGCATGTACCTCGACACTTCAGCAGGCAAACTTTGGTGGGGAACAGGCACAATAAGGCTGCTGAGGGCGTCATCAGACTCTACCTCAACAAACAAACCATCAATACCGCTGGTAATCTGGCTCATCTCGTCATCAGTCATCGCCCCCTTCTTCACCAACCACTGCCTGCTCGCCTTACGAACCGCATTTGCCTGGAAAGAACGGATGATGTTCATCTCATAGAGTTGGTCGTAGATACGCTTGATTGCCGAGTACCCAAGCATGGGTTGGTCCGGCACTCGGTTGTAGTAAAGGGGCACAATCGGGGCGTGTCCACGATTCTCAGCGTCTCGAAAAGGAATAAACTTGGCACTGTCCAACCACTTGTCTCCACGGTCAGGACACCACCAATACAGCTTATCATCTACTAAATCGTAGAACTCAATCACCTTCACATACTTGAACATGGGTGATATTGGGCTTTCTTGGGGGTCTTTCGGCTTAGCGCCACCCGTTGCGTCCTTGATACCCTCCTCAAAGAAGGTCACCATGTCAGCACCGATGTCATCGAACTTGCCACCAAACTTCTTCTTGGCTTCAACAACAGTCATCCAGTAAATGTGCCCCACATAGCGCTGGGTGTCCCACCGCGTAGCGTTTCTGTCCACAATTACCTGCCAAGGGGGCACCGCAACAGGAAGAACACGCTCATATAGGTTCTTCCTATCCGTAATCGTCAACTTCAGGAAGCTCATTGGGTAGATAAGCGCCATGCGAGAGGCGTTCTCAATCTCGTTTCGGCTGTTGAGTAGAAAGTGGTTGACTATGTTCTGGCTTTTCTTTGTGTCGCCCTTTCCTAAGACCCCGCTCTTGACCACAACGGCAGGATTCTTGGCAAACAAGGAAGCCTGGAAGGATTCAATGTATCCATACCCGTCATTCGTCTGAATGCGTATCTGGTTCAGGCCAGCGTCTTTCTCGGTGTCCCAGAAATCCATCTCATAGACAGACTTGTACCGTATAAGGGAATCCCGCTTATCTCCCCAATACTGGTTGTGAGTATCAAGGATTACCTGTAAATCTTCTGGTTTCATCAGTAACCGCCCGTCTTGTTTCCGCCCCGAACATTCCAGGGCAGCGCTCTATTCGACTTATTAGCCTTCATAGAAGCAATGTGCTTCTCCATCATGGCCCTCTTCACAGAATGAGACACCATCAAAGGCATCCTCTCAAGCAAGTAATAGCACAAAGCCATAGAAATCGTCACATCATCATTCTTTCTCTTCGCGGCCTGGGGCTTATCCCTAATATAAACAATCGTCTTTAGCTCAGACAAAACGTGCTGGTCTAACTGCGTGATAATCCCGTTGTCCACCACCTCCTTGATAGCCTGAAACAAAGAAGGCCTGGTCCCAACCGTTGTCCTGAACGGCTTCCCCTTATCGTCCTTGTACAGCCCCTTGACCTTCAACTCCTTCAACTTGTGAAGAACCCACTGGCCATTACCATTACTCTCAACAATCACTTTTGGCTGGTGATACCGACTCCACACCTTCACAATCTCCTCAGCCAACTTCCCAGGTGGCGTCGTATTGCTAATGAAATGGTACACAGGCTGGCGCGTGCTGCCAGAAATCACCGTAATCGCAGAGAAGTCCGTCTTCTTTCCCAAGCCACTACCAACATCAACACCCAAAACATAAGCCTCACCAGGCTGGGGCGGAACATACTGCCTATGCTCATGGCTTCCCATATCCAAGGGCTCAATCTTACCCAGCGCCACAGGGTCAAAGAACTGAACACCCCTCGACCTAAACGCCTCCTCAATCGTCGCAGGGTACTCCCGTATGAACTTCTCCTGCCCCAAGGTCTTCAACTGCTGCTTACGCCAACACAACTGCTGTGTGTCAATCTGCAACTGCTGCTGAACCATCTTCTCCACACCGGTCGGAATATACCAGCCAGGAATCTCCTCTACCCGGTACGCAGCATGGGCAAACCAAGGGAAGAACACCAGCGTCCACCCGTTCTCACCCTTCAAAGCACCATCCACCAACTCGTGAAACTTATCACCAGGCGTATTCGGAGTGCTCTCAATAATAATCTGACCCTCACCGACAGCGGCCATAACCGTCGCCATCGTCTCCTCTTGATTGTCATAGAAAGCAAACTCAGAGAGATGCACACTATTCATCGCAAACGACCGAGCCCCACCCTTACCACTCGCCGTATGTGTCCTAACCGTCGCCCCTGAGTCCTCAAAGGTCAACGTCCTCGACGAAGACTTAGACAAAGGCCGCCTCAACTGAACAGGCAAATTATCGTAGAAGGTCTTCTCCATACGATGCAACTCTTCAGCCGAATCCCGCGTATGAGAAATCACAGCGTACTGCTTAGGCTCACTGGCCATATACGTCTGCCAGAAATGCCAACCACGCACCAAGGTAGAGATTCCCATCTGCCTTGCCTTGAGGATAATCACACGATTGCTCGTCCTCAAAACATCCAACAACCTCTTCTGGGGCTCATTCAAATCAAAAGGAGTAAGCCTCTGCCTCTCCTTGTGCATAATCGTCAGCCTGGAAATAAACTCAGCAGGATCCTTTAGGAGGTCACCAATCTCTGGGGCGCTCATTCCTTAGTCATCCAGGCAGCCATAGCATCAGCATTACCCTTCATCTTCACCTTGCCACCGCTCAACTGCAACTTGGACCTGTCAAGCAGTACCTTGGCCGCTGCAATCTTATCCTTATCAGCCGTCTCATCACTACCCATAAGGCCCCTGAGAGCCTCTACAGCCTCATGAACAGCACACGACAGCGATACCTGGGCAACAGCAGCCCGCTTGTCCCGATACACCGTCATCTCGGCCGAGAACTCCGGCTCCTTGGTCCATTTCCACACAGCAGAACGGGTCATGCCCAACTTCTCAGCCGTGGCAGGGATGCTATTCCCCTCCGTTATCAGACGCAGCGCTTCTTGTTTCTTCTTCGGTAGTGCCATGGGGGTGAGTGTAACACATGGGATGTATCCACAGATTTTTTGAGATGTATCCGAGGTTTGTAATACAAATAATGGTGACAAGCTTCGGGTTCCATTTGGGGGGGCCCCTCCCGCCTGGGCGCTGTGTAGCTGGTCCATTGAACATAATACATGTTATCGGAACATGAGAACCACGTTATTTCAGGTGCTTAGCGGGTAGAATATCCCCGTGGCTTATGGATAACATACCCCCCACCCCCTACCGCGCCCCCGTGTTGGGATTTGCAATACCTCCCGCCGTCTATCCCCTACCCCCCGTCCATCCCTGGATGCCACCCGACCGAATAGTCCAAATAATCCAACCATCGTTTGCTGCCGCCTCAGTGCCCCCACAATCGCCCCGAGCCCTCTACCCTTGCCATGATACCTACAAGTAGCCAGTAAAGATTAGCCTCTCAGTCTATCCTTTTAACATTCACCACACACACCAATTCCCTGAATAGTGCAAATAGTCCAAATAGTCCAG